GTTGCACCGATGGACCCAAGTAGAGAGCATATTATGGCTCTAGCATTGAAACCATTTCAAGCTTTTCCTGGTCAAGATCACAGAGCACACATCACAGCACATTTAAATTTTATGTCTACTAACATTGTTAGAAATAATCCTGCTGTTATGGCTTCAATACAAAAAAATATTTTAGAGCACATTAGTTTGATGGCGCAAGAACAAGTAGAATTAGAGTTTAGAGAACAACTTTTACAAATTCCAATGCTGCAG